AGAGTCATACGTAGTACTACGTAGTCACGTACTGTACTCTAGAGTTATCCACAGGTTATCCACAGGCAGTATAGTGCATCAATGATGTGCATCATAGTGCATGTGTGAGAGGCGATGTGGGTGCCTATAACGTACACCTTATACGCTATACTTGGAAGCTACTATCTAGTCATCTATCTAGTCACTACCTATAAGCTACACCTTTAAAGATACTGTTACCCGCAGAGAACGTAGTGATCGAGGACATAGCCGAAGGCTGTTACAAACTGTTACAATTAAAGGTCAACAAAGCATTGACAATGTGCGTTATGTCTATATACTTCATACCATGCCAAGCAATCATGCAAGGCTAAACGAGGAAACACATCATGTCATTGTTTAACAAGCCAGTGCGTAACACTCAGACAAACGAAATAGGTATTGTGGTAAAACATTGTGCCAAGTCTCTCAAGGTTTGTTGTGTGCATCCTACAATTAGGGGCGCCCACTGCTATAAATACTGGAAAACAATTGAAACAATCTAAGGGTTTATCCCTACTAAATAGTTCTTGACAGTCACTCAAACAAGCATACAATCAACACACTAATCAACCAAGGAAATAATATGTACGAAACTATTCACACAACAGAAGCAGCAGGATTTGACATTGTTTTTAGTGTCACCTACGAAAACGATCCACCAGACTGGGATTTTGAAAGTGAAGAAGATAAACAAGACACCTCGCGCAGGATTGATAACGGTGATTTGGTCTGGTTTGTTGCGCGTGTTCAAGCCTTTAAAAATGGCATTGAATTAGGCAGTGACTATATGGGCGCATGCTGCTATGACTCATACATGCAATTTGTAGAGGCTTCAGACTATTATGCCGATATGGTGGAAAACGCAGTAAGTGAAGCCAAAGCAAACATTGCCAAACTGTGCGAAAAGACGTACAACTGAGACTTACACCATGAAACACAATCAGTATCAATACACATACACACCTGATCCTAAAGAGTCACACATCGAGGGCATCATCATCACAGTCTCATGTCTCGCAGTGTTCGCCTTTGTAGGTGTCTTGCTCGCATGGCGCGGATGACCCTGTACCTTGTAGGGTTTTGTCTTGATGATAGAATCCTATGCAGTGCAACGTTAAAGCACTAGCTCCCACCAGTGAGTGACTGGCAACCTTCAAGGAAACTTATCATGAAACAATCTGTCAACTTCTCCGCCTTTGTCGATGCCTTCCACGCTTACAATCGCTATGATTCCTTTGGCTATGATGGCCTGCGTGTTATCTTTGACTATCTGGAAGACTACGAAGAACAGACAGGCGGAGAAATCGAGCTGGATGTAATCGCTATCTGCTGTGACTACAGTCTCGAACACTATACAGACATTGCCTCTAACTACTCAATCGACCTGTCTGATGCTGATGGTGACACTGACGCAGAAGAGCAGATTGTCATGGATTACCTCAATGACAACACTATGGTTTTGGGCCAATGCACTGATGGTATTGTCTACCAAGTCTTTTAAGGGGTTGACCATGTTTAAAGTAATTACACAATACAAAGCTACAGGCAAACGTGGTGGTTATGTTCTTCAATGGATTGGGGGCAGTGTTCCTTCATACATTACAGGCCCAAATGCTACTTGCGGCTGGTATAAAAGCAAAGCTGATGCAGTGTCTCGCTGCGAAGCATTGAACAGGAGTGCTTAACATGAGATACATCGTCCAATTCAAAACCTCCGGCATAGTGGCCTTTAGCGCCACTGAACGAGCAATATGCCAGCACTGGTACGAATGCAACAATTACGGGCCTGACATGGCCTACTATGACCCTCTAACAGGCGAGATTGTCCCTGACAAGTGGGTTAGAGGTGAAGATTTAGGTTTGTTTGTCGTTAAACGTGTCAATAAAGGGGTTTAATCATGGATGTATTGTTTCACTTGGTCCTGATCGGACTGTTCTGTTTCTTTGGTGGTTGGATGGGCTTTATCGCCTACCTGCTGTTGATGTTGTTGATGAAGTGATAGGAGGTTGACAAATGTATGATGTTAACGAAGGTAAATATCTTGTGTGGTTCTTGGTCTGTGCTGGTCTCTTGAACTACTTTGTAGGGGCTTATGCAGCATTGATCTTTATGATTGTCTGTATCTTGTTCTCGAAAGGTTGACTATGTATACATGGCCCTTCCCTGCCTTCCCTAATCCACTCGATACAGGCCATAAAAAGCCTAAGTTTAACCCTAACAACCATGAGGAGTCACCTTTGTGACTGAAAGGAACGATATGAGCAACGATACAAACACAGGTGGACCAGCGTTTCCAGCATTGGCACGATATTCCCGGTCTGCACAGCTTGAAAGTGCCTTACAGCAAGACGGCATGACCCTGCGAGACTACTTTGCAGCCAAAGCAATGCAAGGTCTGCTGTCTGATTCAGAGGTATCAGGAACACCTGAAGAATTCTCTACTAGGGCATATAACGTAGCCGATGCAATGATTAAAGCGAGGAACCAATGACTAAGATCAAACAATTCAGCTACACAATCAAAGGCTTTGAATGGTATGGCCTCTGTGAGATTCAATCCATTGAGTCCCTGCCCTTGATCGTTCGTTGTACTGACCTTTATCTTGAAGGCTATCGAGACGATAACCCTCCTGACATGAGGGACATTGTAGACTATCAGATCATCCTTGACATTGAGGACATGGTTAGACTGGAGGCTGAGAATCCGCAGGGTTCGAACGGAGATGAGAATGTTTAAGGTCAATCATTGGACAGCCTTGGGACTGGTGTTTGTAGCTTACTTAATTGCGGGGTATTATGATCAAATGGCTTATTGAACTGTTGTTACCTACAAAAAAGCTCTATTGAGCTATTTGTAAGCTTCTTGTAAGCAAAATCTGTTAAAATATAGGTTTCAATACAAAGGAGATGCAAATTATGGCAACAAAACGCAACCAAAAGAGGGAACTCTTAATGAAACTACATGGACACAAGTACAAACGACACTTCACACAAGAGGGTTACTACTGTTTTTACTGTTCTGACCCTGCTGATACACTAGATCATGTGCCACCATTGTCTGCAATGGAGGTATTAAACAAAGAGAAGCGGAAAAAGGAGCAGATTCCAGCCGTTTTAGTGCCTTGTTGCAAGGAATGTAACTCCGCACTAGGTTCAAGGCAGCTGTGGACTGTTTTCGACCGTCTAATGTACCTTGAAAGCTACTATGATGCCTACTTCAAGCGACAGAAGATGCTATGGTCTGAAGAAGAGATTGAAGAGTTGGGTTATTCCTTGAGGGAGTCTGTAAGACACCGACAGGATAAGCTTGACAGGTATCGTGACAAGATTCGAGCCATTCAGGTGAGGCAGCTCAAGCCAGAGACCTATCCTGACTACTATGATGACGATTTAATTGATGATGAGGAGTACAAACCATGAAGTGTATTTGCTGTGACCGTAACCTGAAAGACCATGAAGCAGTCCGTAGACACGCGATAACCAATGAATTCTTAGACATTTGTGATGTCTGTTTGAAGGATATTCCCGGTCTGCCTACCAAAGCAGGACAAGGAGTAGACACTGTGAGTGATCCCTTTGAAGATAGTGAAGACGCTGTTGAGGTAGATTCTGTTACAAAGTGTTACAACTTAGATGAAGACGATCATTGACAGTTGACCAATGAGTGATACAATTACTATATAGACCTAAGACATTTCATAGATGTTAACCTACTAACAGTTACTTAGCAAGTTATACATTGTATGTCTTTAACTATGTAGTCCTTTAAAGTCTTTATAAGGTGGATGATATGTCTATTGACATGATGGATTTCGATGAAGAATGTGGACAGGATGATGTCTTACAGTTTGAATGCTGGTATCATTCCGTTATGGATGATGTCGCTAGTCTTATCCGTGCCAATGGTTACGATAAGGTGATGCTAGACATCATGTCTGCTGTTAACAGGATGGAGAACAAACAATGATTGTCTCCCTGTTTATAGGTGTCTTAACTCTTGTCAAGGTGGTATTGAAATGAAAGATAACCCATACGGTTTGGTCGTAAACGTAGAGAATGCTAGGTGTGTCGTTGAGTTTGATGTCATTGGTGACGGTGAGATCAACTATGAGACATGGGAAGTGTTCTACAACAAGCACTTTAAAGGTGACTTTAAGCAGGTTTTACCGCCTGAACCATGGGTACAAGTCAATGACTTGCTCCACAACAAAACTTGGGAATCCATTGACGACCAGATAAAGGCACAATGGAAGGATGTAATCGAACAACAGAGGGCACATGATGAACACTACTGATACTTTGAAATTGGCGCTGGCGGCGTTGGAAGACGTAGATGGTGCCAATCAGCTCGGTTGGTGGGCAAGAAGCAAAGCCATCACCGCAATCAAGCAAGCCCTTAACACGGCTACGCCACTGGCAGCACCTACTGTGCAGGAGCCTGTGGCGCATTGCGAAGCAGGGCCAGAATTTTGCCCGGTTTGTTGGGCAGAAACTCGCTCGTTGGCATTGGCCGCAGCAGTTGTGTATATCCAGCGCAATACCCCAACTCTTGTTTGGACTGAAATTTGCAGGGCTTTGGATAAATCTTCACCCGCAGCACAGCCAGCACCTGTGCCGCTGACGGATGATGCCCGTGGTCTGCTGGTGGTTGAGCACCTTGGGCCAAATGCTTTGCTGCATAAGCCAATGAGCATCTATGACGCATTCCACATGGGCATTGATGCCGCCGAAGCCGCCCACGGCATCACGAAAGGCCAGCCATGAAAGCTCTCCTATTGGTTGCCTTCTTGCTTTCAGGTTGCGTATCAACAACCCGAGAGGTTTGTGGTGTCACGCCTGATGGCGATGGCTTTTGCGTAATAGCAGGAGGCCATCCATGACATCCAAGTTTCTCAGGCATTGTGCCTGTGAACATTGCGGTAGCTCAGACGCTAACAGTCTCTATGATGACGGGCACACACACTGCTTTAATTGCGGTACAACTGAGCACGAAGGTGCTTATGATGAACGAACGGTAATGAGGGACGCAGTAGCGCCCACAAAGAAGGTTATTATGGACATCCGAGGACAATGTAAATCAATCCATGATCGAGGAATCAGTCAGGCAACCTGTGAGAAATACGGAGTAACGACCGAGGGAGACAAACACTTTTATCCTTACACTGACTCAGACGGAGTTAGAGTGGCTGTTAAACAGCGCAGTGTTCCTACAAAGCAATTCTCCATCACAGGAGACTTCAAAGGAGCAACTCTATTCGGTCAGTCTATCTTTCACGCCGGAGGAAAAGCTATCACCATCACAGAAGGCGAGCTTGACGCTCTCGCAGCTTTCCAGATGCAGGGGTCACTCTACCCTACAGTGAGCATCCGTAACGGTGCTAACGCTGCTCTGAAGGACTGTAAAGCCCAGTATGAGTGGATCAACAGCTTTGACTCAGTGGTTATCTGCTTCGATGGTGATGAGCCGGGTAAGAAGGCAGCTAAGGAAGTGGCTGAGTTGTTCGGTAACAAAGCCAAGATCATGCAGTACAAGGATGGTTACAAGGATGCTTGTGAGTACCTGATTGCAGGAGCTACCAAAGAGTTTGTCAATGCATGGTGGAGAGCGAGTCCTTATGTGCCTGATGGTATTGTCAACGCTGCTGATCTCTGGGAGGAAATCTCCAAGCCAGAGCCGATTGCAGAGGCACAGTACCCTTGGGCAGGCTTGAACAAGCTCTTGTATGGTATCCGACCTGCTGAGTTGATTACGGTCACCGCAGGCAGCGGCTTGGGTAAGAGTCAATTCTTGAGGGAGATACTGTATAATCTGCTGAAGACAACAAGCTGGAACATTGGTGGACTCTTCCTTGAGGAATCTACCCGTAAAACAGCACGAAGTATCATGTCGCTACATGCTAACAAATTGTTACACTTACCTGATACACCGACAACTGAACAGGAATTGAAGGAGGCTTTTGATGCTACTCTTGGCAGTAACCGTGTCTTTCTGTTTGACCACTTTGGTTCTTCTGATGTGGAAAACATTGCCAACCGTGTACGTTACATGGCTAAGGCGTGTGATTGTCGTGTTGTGTTTCTCGACCACCTATCTATCGTTATCTCTGGTCAAGATACCGGAGATGAGCGAAAGGCGATTGATGCTATGATGACCAAGCTGCGGACACTGGTACAGGAGCTGAACATTACTTTGATTTGTGTGAGTCACTTGAAGCGTCCACAAGGCAACCAAGGCCATGAGGATGGCGGTAGTGTGTCTCTGTCACAGTTGCGAGGCTCAGGAGCCATTGCACAGTTGAGCGATGCAGTGATCACATTGGAGCGTAACAGCATGGCTGAGAACGAGAGTGACAGGCACTTGACAAAGGTGGCAGTAGCTAAGAATCGTTACAATGGCGAGACGGGCCCTGCTTGTAAGTTACAATACAACAGCTATACTGGACGTATGGTTGAGGCTGAGGAGGAAGCATTATGACAATTGAACATCTAATCGTAGGAGCCACCGGAGTAGGTTACTTGGTGGTAGGTGTGCTACAATGGAGCAAGGGAGAAATCTCTAACGGGATGATCTGGACGGGGTATGCCTTTGCTCAGATTGGGTTGTGGCTTAATATTAAATAAGGCTTGTATGCGTATTGTCCTAGACATTGAGACAAACCTAGCACACGACAAGATTCACCTTGTAGTGACTAAAGACATTGACACTGGAGAATTAATCACATGGAGAAATCCAACTGGCCTAAACGACTATCTAAGCAAGGTTACGATCTTGATTGGGCACAACATTATCGGGTTCGATGCACTGATCCTGAATCGTACTTGGAACACCAAGATAAGGTTGAAGAACGTATTCGACACGTTGATAGTAAGTCGGCTACTCGATCCCAGTCGAGAGACAGGACATACACTCGAAGCATGGGGACAGACACTTGGTTTTCACAAGATTGACTACTCTGCTGTATGGCAGTGGATGATGGACAGAAAGGAAGCGTATGCCGGAGAGTCTTTTGACAGCCCTATTGATAGTCTTCTTGAGCATTACTGCATTAGGGACGTTGAAGTTACTGCTAAGCTGTATCATAGGCTTATCAGTGATGTGGCTGAGAAACAGTTTAGCCAAGAGAGTATCGACCTCGAGCACCAAGTAGCAGCTATCATTGCTCAACAAGAAAGGAATGGGTTTAAACTTGATCAAATCTTTGCTACCTGCTTACTTACTGACATCAAGTCAAAAGTGGCAGGAATATATGAACGAATGCAGGAACGATGGCCTCCAGTTACCATTGAGCGATTCTCTGACAAAACAGGAAAGCGACTCAAGGACAGCGTGGTTACTTTCAATCCGGGATCAAGACAACAGATCGGAGAACGACTAAAGGAACTTGGGTGGAAACCTAAGACCTTTACACCTACAGGTCATCCGATTGTGGATGAATCTGTGCTAGAGAAGTTAGACATACCTGAAGCTAAGCTCATTGCCGAGTATCTGATGCTGAACAAACGTATCAGTCAGATCGAGTCATGGATGGACGCTGTAGGTAAGGACGGTAGGGTTCACGGCAGGGTTATCACCAACGGAGCTGTTACAGGCCGGATGACACACAGTAGCCCTAATATGGCTCAAATTCCAAACAGTAGCTCCATTTATGGGCCTGAATGTCGGGAATGCTGGTCAGTAGAGGATGGTAATGTGTTGGTAGGTTGCGATGCTTCAGGTCTGGAGCTTCGTATGTTGGCTCACTATATGAAGGATGAAGATTATGTCAGAACAGTCACTGAAGGAAGTAGCAAAGATGGGACAGATGTGCATACAGTTAATCAACGAGCAGCAGGACTTGCTACGAGAGATGCAGCAAAAACTTTCATCTATGCATTCCTATATGGAGCTGGAGACGCTAAAATCGGAACTATTGTTGGAGGCTCTGCAAAAGATGGAGGAAAGCTCAAAGCAAAATTCCTCTCCCAAACACCAGCTCTCGCAAAGCTCATTGAAAGAGTCGGAAAGCAAGCGGCGAAGGGTTGGGTCCCGGGACTTGATGGGAGGCGTATTTGGGTTCGATCAGAGCACGCTGCCCTCAATTCGTTACTCCAAGGTGCAGGGGCAATCGTGATGAAGAAGGCTTTGGTCTTGTTTAACGATAAGATCAAAGCTAACAAGTGGACTGTGAAGCTAGTTGCTAATGTCCACGATGAATTTCAATTCGAATGCCCTCAAAGTATCGCTGAAGATGCTGGAAAGGCTGCTAGAATGTCAATCATTGAGGCAGGAGTGTGCTACAATCTACGTTGTCCGCTGGACGGGGAGTACAAGATTGGAAGAAATTGGAGAGAAACCCACTAATATTTGCAAATAGTTGTTGACATTGCCTGAACAGCGTGTACAATTAAGGTAAGAAGCGAGAGTAGCCCAATAGGTAGGAGGCAAGTGATTTAAAATCACTACAGTGTGGGTTCGAATCCCATCTCTCGCACCAAGTAATCAGCTTGATCTGACACACCAACTGGGATTCTCTGGAAGGTAAGGTTCGGTGCGCTAGGCTCATAGCCTAGAGAGTAGCAAGAACGGCAGTGTCCCTGTAGTATAGTAAGCAGGAACTTTCATAAACATTTAAAGGAAATTAAATCATGGATAACAAACCAGTCAAGGTATCGGGTCAACTCTTTTGGGCTAACTGGATGAAAGAGTTCAACACCAAGTTCAATGAGGACAACACCAAGTACGAATGTACCGTTGGTATGCTCTCTGACAAGGCTTGTGAGGCTCTGAAGGAACTCGGTATTGTCATCAAGAACAAGCCTGAGATGGGTAACTACATCGTCGGTAAGAGTAAGTTCTTGTTCGAGCCTGTGGACGCTGAAGGTAATCCAGTGGCTATTGAGAAGATTGGTAATGGTACTAAGGTGACAGCTCTGGTAGGTTCGTATCGTCACAAGATGAGTGCCAAGTTCGGGGCTGCTCCGTCTATCAGTAAGATCATTGTGACTGAGCTGGTGGTATACGGCGGTGGTGCTGACGCTGCCGATGATGGTGATGACGACATCCTCTGAGAAAGTCATTACTAAACGGGATGAAAAAGGACGAGTGTTAGAGTACAAATTCCTAGTGAACGGAAAAGAAGTTCCTCAGGGACAGAAGTACTGTAATGCTTGTGCCTCTATCAAAGACATTTCATTGTTTTCTACTCATGGTGGTTCTTGTAAAGAGTGCGCTAACGCCCGAGCACGGGAATTTTATCGCAAGGCTAAACAAGATGCTGAATGGGTTAAAGAAAGGAATGAGAAGACTGCCCGTGATGGTCTTGAAAAGAAACAAAGGGCTGTGGACTATTTAGGTGGTGCTTGTCAAGACTGTGGCGGGAAGTTTCCATTGCCTGTTTATGACTTTCATCACCTAGACCCCACGGAAAAAGAACATAACTTAGGAAATATCTTGCGTCGAAAGAATTTTTCTGAAATTGAGAAAGAACTATCAAAGTGTGTTCTTCTCTGCGCGAATTGCCATCGCATCCGTCACTTTGAAGGAGGTAAAAATGAAGTCAAATGATCCTAAGATTGCGCTAGTGGACGCTGATTTCCTTTAGCTTGTCTACCGTATTGGATTCAGTACGGAGGATGAGCCAGTCGGTATCGCTAAGGCACGATTAACGGAATGGTTAGAAGACTTTATCTATATCAATCTCAAGGCTGATCACTATCTAGCTTGGATTTCAGGTAAGTCTAACTTCCGTTATGACATTGCCAAGACAGTGCCCTACAAAGGCAACCGTAAGGATGCTGTGAAGCCTAAGCACTATGATGCCCTGCGGGAGCACTTAGTCAAGCGTCACGGTGCTATTCTGACGGTTGGTGAGGAAGCTGATGATACCGTAGCCATTGACTCCACTAAGCTCTTGGATGAGTGTTGGATTGTGCATGTGGATAAGGACTTGGATCAGCTTCAAGGATGGCACTATAACCCTGTGAAGGATGAGAGATACTATGTCGATGAGTTTACAGCGTACAAGTCGTTTGCAACGCAACTTCTCACTGGAGATAGGACTGACAATATCCCGTGCTTGGCGGGAATTGGCCCTAAAAAGGCTGAAAAAGCTCTTAAAGACGCGAAGACTCAAGAAGAGTTATTGGAAAGAGCGTGGGCCAAGTATGAAGAACTTGGACATACGATGGAGTATTTTACAGAACAGGGTCAACTTCTATGGTTAAGACGTTATGAAGGACAAATATGGCAAGTACCAAGCAAGTTGCAATTAAGCATGGCTGGCGCAGCGGACTCGAAGAGAGAGTAGCTGAACAACTGGATCAGTTAGGTGTAGAGTACACGTATGAGAAGCTTAAGTTGAAGTACATTCGACCTGCTTCTGAGCATGTATACACACCCGACTTCCAGATTTTGGCTAATGGCATCATCGTTGAGACTAAAGGTAGATTCTTACCTGCTGACCGTATGAAGCACATGATGGTGAAGAAACATAATCCAGATGTAGACATTAGGTTTGTGTTCAGCAACTCTAATGCTCGTATTAGTAAGGCATCTAAGACTACCTACGCTATGTGGTGTCGTAAGAACGGCTTCCTGTATGCCGATAAAACAATCCCTGAGGAGTGGATAAATGAGAGTTGAATTGATTAAAGAGAATGAAGATGGTAGTTCCAGTTATTCCTTTGACTTGACAGACGAGGAAGCTGAGTCACTGCTTCGTCACGGTATCCTAGAAGCTATCAAAGCAGGTATTCGTGAAGGCGATAAACTCAAGGTAGAGGGTGAAGATGTCGGTAGTTAAAACAGTATGGTCAACCCCTAACGGTGAAGATCTGATTGCGTACATGGCTCGGGTGTCCGCACCTGAGAACCAAGACAACAAAGAGACAGCACCTAGGCTTATCAAGTATCTGATCAAGCATAAGCACTGGAGTCCTCTGGAAATGGTAAATGTGACGATGGAGATTAACACCACGCGCGACATTGCACGACAGATTCTCCGTCATCGTAGTTTCTCCTTCCAAGAGTTCTCACAGCGTTATGCAGTAGCTCAGGACTTTGAGTTCTCCGATGTACGTATGCAGGACACTAAGAACCGACAGAACTCACTGGAAACAGAAGATGATTACTTGAAGAACTGGTGGAATGCTGTTCAACTGCGTGTACAGTGTGAAGCTGAGAGAGCCTACTCATTAGCCTTAGAGAAGGGTATCGCTAAGGAAGTAGCTCGTAAGCTATTGCCTGAAGGATTGACTATGAGTCGCTTGTACATGAATGGCACACTGCGTAGTTGGCTTCACTATGTAGATATTCGCTGTGATGTGGCTACGCAGAAAGAGCACCGAGAGGTGGCTGATCTGTGTAAGGCTGAGTTGGTTAAGTTATTTCCTAATGTGATGGAGGCTATGAATGGACGTACTGATTGATCCTCCTCGTGGTTGGATGTATGGCTTTCCTAAACTGCTTCCTAATCCTCCTCCTGAAAACATAGGGGAATGGTTAGTTGAGAAGGGTTATCCTCGGACGGAGATGGAATCTTATGGAGACTTCTTCTTCTGTCGGTACATTGAACAAACAAAAGGTAAACTGGAGGAATGATGCTAATTGAAGATTATCAAGAGCTAGCGTTTAAGACAGCACTAGAGTCAGCTAAGAACCCTGCTTACATGGTAGCTAATCTTACCTCTGAAGCAGGTGAAGTAGCAGGTAAGTATGCCAAGTGGATTCGTGATGGTGTCTTGGATGAGGTAGGTATGCAAAAGGAAGTAGGTGATGTCCTGTGGCAGATCGCAGGGTTGTCTACAGTGATGGGTTGGAGCTTGGCTGACTTGGCTAGCCAGAACTTACGTAAACTTGCAGCACGACAAACAAACAATACCTTGAGTGGTGAAGGAGATGAGCGATGACCAATAAATATGATGTTATGCAGTCCTATAGTTTTACCTATACAGACTGTGACGGTAAAGTACACAATAAGACAATCAGTACACCCGGAGCTACATGGCACGAGTGCATGGATGACTATGTGAAGTTCTTGGAGTCAGTGTTTGGTTATGCTATCAAGCATCAGGTACGGTTGGAACAACCCAAGTGGTTGGATGCGATGTATGAATATCATTCTGACTACCTTGATCCTTGGACTGGTGAGTACTTCGTTAAAGAGGATGAAGAGGAATGAGGATACTGTGTATTCCAGACACACAATGTAAACCAGATAGTCCTACCGAGCACCTTGAGTGGGCAGGTAAGGCTATCTGTGAATACAAGCCTGATGTGGTTGTTCACCTAGGGGATCATTGGGACTTCCCTAGCCTGAGCAGTCACGACAAAGCTGGTAGCAAGTACTTTGAAGGTAAACGCTACCTAGCTGATGTTGAGGCTGGTAACAAAGGTATGGATATACTGTTAGCTCCATTGAAAGCGATGCAGAAGACTCAGAAGGAGACCAAGCACAAGGTGTATAAACCTCGTATGGTGTTCCTAAAAGGTAATCACAGTCATCGCTTGACACGAGCTGTCCAGAATAATCCAATGCTTGAGGGACTGATGACCTATGAGCATTTGAACTTGAAAGATTGGGAAGTACATGAGTTCTTAAAGCCTGTGTTCATTAACGGTGTTGGGTTTAACCATTATTGGCCTGTAGGCGCGATGGGTAGACCTGCTGCAAGTCCTGCTGCTATTATCAATAAACTACATATGTCCTGTGTCGCTGGTCACCAACAAGGCAAGGCTGTAGCTTATGGTAAACGAGCAGATGGGAGCAGTATCTGTTCTATCATTGCCGGTAGTTATTACCTACATGATGAAGACTATATGGATCAACTGAGTAACCGTCACTGGCGTGGTTTGGTTGTATTGAATGATGTTAAAGATGGTAGCTTCGATGAGATGTTTCTGTCGATTGAATACCTAGAAAGGAAGTACGGTGGAAAACAAGTGTAACAGTTGCTTCTATACTTTTATGGATCGTGACTTGGAAGCTCCTTGCATTACCTGCACAGGCTACTCTAACTATGTGAAAGGAAATGTGTATATGACTTGGCAGGCTTCTCAGCCTCTCAAAGAAGCTATTGATGATTGGTTCTCTAACACTAATGGTATTTCTTCAGGGGATATGCACTTTGATGTGGTGAATAAACCTAAACACTATATGCTCTTCGAGGAAGAAGGCATTGAGGTTCGGGATGTCATCGAGAAGCTGGTGGATAAGATGCCTACTCATTACGTTACTCGTAACTCTTTATTTGTACCTGACTACGTACAGATGATGCAGTACTTGATGCGCTTCATGGACAAGAACGGTGTTGAGGACTTGAAGAAGGCAGAGTTTTATCTGAAGAAGCTGATTGAAGCGTATGAATCTGACGTTTGAAGAACTTAAAGAGAAGCTTCAACGAGTCGATGAAGTCACACTGCTGGAGTTGTTAGACATCCACAGTGATGACATCATCGAGCGCTTTGAAGATTACATTGAAGAGAAGCAAGAACAACTAACTAAGGAAATTTACTGATATGAGTTTTACAATGAGTCCATACAATACATACATTGCCAAGAGCCGCTATGCTCGGTACTTGGACGATAAAGGCCGTCGTGAGCATTGGCCTGAGACAGTCTCTCGTTACTTTGACTTCATGGAGAAACACCTGAAGAAGAACCATGACTATACCTTGACAGGTGAACTGCGTGATAAGCTCCAGACAGCGGTAACTAACCTTGATGTTGTGCCTTCCATGCGTAGCATTATGACAGCGGGTGATGCGCTTGAGCGACAGAATATCGCAGGTTACAACTGCTCATACTTGCCTATTGATGACCCTAAAGGCTTCGATGAGGCTATGTATATCCTCTTGTGTGGTACAGGTGTTGGTTTCAGCGTGGAGCAGAAGTATGTTAACAAGTTGCCAGAGATTCCAGAGAAGCTGTATGACAGTAATACTGTGGTGGTCGTTAAAGACTCCAAAGAAGGATGGGCTAAAGCATTGCGACAAGTTATCTCCTTGCTATATGCTGGAGAAGCGCCTAAGTGGGACGTATCGGCTGTCCGCGCTGCCGGAACACGCCTTAAGACGTTTGGGGGGAGAGCGAGTGGCCCTGAGCCTCTTGTTGAACTCTTCAAGTATGTTGTGGCTAAGTTCAAAGGTGCTCAAGGGCGGAAGCTTACAAGCCTCGAAGCGCATGACATTCTGTGTAAGGTCGGGGAAGTCGTTGTGGTGGGCGGAGTACGCCGTTCCGCTATGATCTCTTTGTCTGATTTAGGTGATGACCGTATGGCCCACGCTAAGGCAGGTAACTGGTGGGATGGTAATGGTCAACGTGCTTTGGCTAACAACAGTGCAGTGTATGAAGTCAAGCCTCCTGTGGGGCAGTTTATGCGTGAATGGAGTAGCATCTATGAGAGTCATTCGGGAGAGCGTGGAATCTTTAACCGCTATGCTTCAGAGCTTCAAGCTGCCAAGAATGGACGAAGGAAGGAAGATCAGGAATGGGGTACTAACCCTTGCTCTGAGATTATTCTTCGCCCTTATCAGTTTTGTAATCTTTCCAGTGTTATTGTTCGCAGTGGCGATACTATGGATCGACTTCGGGATAAGATTTCTATGGCAACTATCCTTGGAACTTTTCAGTCAACGATGACTCACTTCCCGTACCTGCGTAAGGTGTGGCAGACGAACACCGAAGAGGAGCGTCTGTTGGGTGTGTCGATGACAGGTATCTTGGACAATGTATTGTTGAATAACCCTGATGATCCTGAGTTGGGTCAACGCTTGGAGGAACTTAAGAATGTTGCTGTCGCTGCTAATGCTGATTACGCTGCTGCTATTGGTATCAACGCTTCTGTGGCAATCACCGCTATCAAACCTGAAGGCACTGTATCTCAGCTCACTTCTACTGCAAGTGGCATCCATCCTCAGCATAGTCCTTATTACATTCGGCGTGTACGATCTGATAACAAAGACCCTCTGACTAACTTCCTGAAAGCTCAGGGGTTCCCTTCAGAGCCTTGTGTGATGAAGCCTGAGAGTACTACAGTGTTCAGCTTCCCTGTTAAGGTGGAAGAAGGTGCTGTACTCCGTGAGGACTTGGATGCTATCCAGCACTTGAAGCTGTGGTTGATGTTCCAGCGTCACTACTGTGAGCATAAACCATCAGTCACCATCTCTGTTCAAGAGCATGAGTGGCCTAAGGTTGGTGCTTGGGTGTGGGATAACTTCGATGAGATTACAGGTGTGTCCTTCCTGCCTATGGACGGAGGAACATATCGACAAGCTCCTTATGAGAGCTTCACTGAAGAGGAGTATGACAAGATGTATGCTATCATGCCTAAGAGCATTGATTGGGAGCAGTTCATTGAGAATACTGATAACGTAGAAGGTGCTCAGACACTGGCCTGTACCGCAGGCGGGTGTGAAATCAGTTTCTAAGTAACAAAGGAGCCTCTTTAGGGAGGCTTCTGTTTTGATAAAGGGAGAACTAATGGCAAGTAAACAGATTATGAACAGAGCTATCCCTGCAAAGGAATTGACTCCTCGTGAGAAGGTAAACAATAGCTTGAAGTTGAAGCTGGATGACATGACTGTTATCAAGCCTAAGACTGAGAAGCAGATGGACTTCTTTGAAGCCTACCAAGCCTCTAACTACTTCATGGCATTGCACGGAGTAGCTGGTACAGGTAAGACATACATTGCCTTGTACAAAGCCTTGGAAGAGGCTATGGATCGTAACAATCCCTTCAACAAGGTGACTATTATCCGTAGTAGTGTCCAGAGTCGTGACATGGGCTTCTTACCCGGTGATGCAGATGAGAAGATGGAGGTGTACATTCAGCCCTATCGACAAATCTGTAGTGACCTGTTCAAGCGTAAGGATGCATGGGATCGATTGGTAGAGCAGGGACATATTGAGTTTGTGTCTACCTCGTTCATCCGAGGTACTACCTTCTCCAACAGTATCATTGTCGTGGATGAGACACAGAACATGACATTTGAGGAACTGGATACCATCATTACCCGTGTTGGTGACAAGTCCAAGATCATCTTCTGCGGCGATTACAGGCAGACTGATCTGAAGAAGAAGGATGACAAGTCAGGTATCCTTAAGTTCTTTGACATTGCGGGTAAGATGAAGGAATTCATTCGTGTGGAGTTCCACATTGAGGATATTGTTCGTAGCTCACTGGTTAAGAACTATATCATTGCCAAGACTAACTATGAGGATGGTGTATGAGTAAAGCTAACGAGAACATTGAAGACCTAATGCTAATGGCTGAGGGACAACAGAAGGGTATGATCAGGACTATCACTCAGCAGATGAATACTCACTTGGTGTTCATTGATGATGATATTACCGATCCTCGTAACTACCGTGATGTTATTCACTGCTTGGCAACCTGTGGTGATAACGATTCAGTTAATCTATTGGTCAATAGCTCAGGTGGCAGGACTGACTCTATCTGGCAAATCATTGAGACCATGAAAGGATGTCGAGGTGATGTATCGGTTACGGTTATTGGTGCTGCATACAGCGCTGCTAGTATGTTGGCTTGTATGGCTGATGAGTGTTACATTGCTGACTCTGCTGAGTTCATGCTTCATACTGCTCATTATGGTTCCATTGGTACTGTTCCAAATGTGCAGGGCCAAACTGAGTTCGCTACGAAGCAGATTAACAAACTGTTAGACAAGGCTTACACAGGGTTCCTGACTCCTAAAGAGATGGAGGAGTTGAAGCAAGGTAAGGAGTTCTGGTTCGATGCTGAGGAGGCAGGTAAGCGAATGACTCGTCGTTATAAATATCTCAGTGGATTGAGTAAACCACCTAAGGTTAAGAAGGTGAAAGAAGTTGAGGTAGAATGAAAAAGGCCACTAGAGCGTGAACTCTAGTGGCCTTTTGCGTTACTACTTACCTTTAATTTCCATGATCTTCTCTAAGGTGCGACCACCGAAGTAGAAACTCATCACCAACATTCCCCACTGCCCTAGTAACTGGACATAGGTTTCATTAGCTTTGATGCCATTAGCATCCATGATACCGAAAGTAAAGTATCCTGTGAAAATAGCCACAAGGGTCATAGGTCTAATGTTCTTGGACAACCAAGAGTCACTAGCCATGTCTGCCTTCTGTCGATCAGTCACATTGTTCTGCTCTGTCTTATACAGATCAGTCTCGTTAGCCATCTTAGCCAATTCCCCATCCTGAGCCATTTGTGCTAGCTTCAGTTGAGCCTCTGCCTTTTGAGCAGGGTCAGGGATTAGTTTGTCGATAAGCTTACCACCAATGCCTAAAAGTGATTCTAGGATCATATGTATTTACTCCTATGTAACTCGATATGAGGGCCATCACGGAAGGATTGCCAATCACCACCCCAGACAATATCAACACCTAGCTCTTTGGCTACTTTCTTGATGTGATCAGCTACCAGTTGATAGTACTTGAAATCCCAAGTAACTTCACCGTCCTTGATCACTGCAAAGTCAATCGCATGGCCTGTGATATGCCTACTGTTCATGGTCTTGGACTTACCTGAATCGAACAATACCTTCTGACGCTCCTTGGTGCGAATGCCTTCACTGATGGAGAAGTCCAAAGGAGACTCTTTAATAGCCTCCTCTATTACTTTTACTAGGTCAGGATGGACTCCTTTGAGCCTGTCCTTGCTACGTTGGCTTAGTGCGAATGTCATGGTGTTGCTCCCATAGTAGCGCCAAACAGCCCCGGAACAGCAAAGCCCTGTTTAGGAGTTTGCAGGTTACCAGAAGCAATCTGACCAATAAGATTCTTCATTTCACGTTGACGCATAGAAGCTAATGCTTTATCAGCTAAATAACCACTTCCAGCCATACCCAGACCAATGCCTCCCATTACAGCAGTAGCTCCTTGGCCTGTAGTGGCAGCAGTAGCAGCGCCACCCAGTCCTGCTGTCTGTGCAAAACCACGTTGAGGGTTGAACTTAGACAACAAAGACAGCAAGCTATCCAAGTCGGTAGACTGAGCAGCAGCTTTGATGACATTCTGCTCTCTAGAAGAGAATTGTTTCATCTTTTCCACATTAGAGGTAAGGTTTACCAGCTTAGCTTTGAGGACATCACCTGTAGGGCCGGTTGTACCTTCCATACGAGCAGTAGACGAGTCCAAGATGTCCTGCAACACTTGAGCACGAGATTGATTACGCCAGTCCTTACGGGCATTTTCAAGAGTCTTAAAGACTTCTTTGCTGTTCTGACCAGACAAAACTAATGTATCTTTGGGAGAGATGTTACCTAGATAAGAATCAATCTCATTCTTGACAACATTAGCCAGACGTGCCGTATCATCAGTTCCTTGAGCTAACCCGCTAAAGGTACTTCTGATCTTCTCCAACCTACGGAAATCTACAATCTTGTTATCTGTAATTTGTTGAAACAGTTTCAAGTTTTCCTGAATTGGTTTGTGAGCAGAGACAATATCGGGATCATAGTTAGCTGCTCGGAGTTCTGACTCAATGTTAGGCATGAGTTTATTCTTCAGAGTGTCAGTACGCACAGCAACACCTGCATTGTCCACAGCCTCAAAACTACGGGAAGCTCGTTGTCGAATCTGGTCGATTGTCACAGGTTCTTGACGAGGGCCTGTCAAAGCAAAGCCTGTCTTACCTACAGCAGAACCAGCAACTGTACCTGTCGCTAAACCGGCAGCCAGAGCAGCCCAAGGACTACCTGTAAGCTCTTGCGCTTGCTGAGCAGCAGATTGACCTACGATAGCACCTGTAGCTGTGGCAGCAGCTTCGGACATACCTCGACCGACTACTTGTCTAGCTGTTGCTCCTTCAGCTTGCGATGCCATAGGCAGACGCATACCGGGAGTCATCATACCTGCCACTGCTTCAGCACCTGTCTGTACCTTCTGTTCCAAGCCGGGGCGTGGAGTTGGTAAAGTTTGGTCAAGTGCTTGTTGCTGTAACTGAGACAGGTAAGGAACACGCCGATCTGAACCTACTGCTTGCAAGCCAAGGTTAGCAGCTCCCGAAGCAAAGTCAGCCACTGCATTAGGGACAGCAGACAAGCCTGTGATGCCAGCACGGGCAGTCAGTCCAAGTTGCCGCCCAAGCTCAGATACCATTGAAGGTTGCTGAGCAGCAGGGGCCTCTTGAGGAGCAGACTCAGAGCCTTTTAAAACTGCTGCAATCTGGTCATCTGACATATCATCAGGGAACTCGACTACTTCATTACCTACCTGAATATATTGAGCCATTATTTACCTCCACTGACTGCTTCAAGCTGACGTGTTGCAGGATTGTATCGTTTAGTTGCTACAGGAGGTTTCGCAGACTCAGTATTATCAGGAGCACCAGAAGCAAAATCAAAATCATTAAGATTACCTTTCTTGGTAGCTTCTTTAGACATACGCTGATAATAATCAATGTTCTTGCTGTGAATCTCTTTAAGCTTCTTAATCAACTCGGTACGTGCAAGTTGGCTGTTACGGAGTTGAGGAATACGTGCTTCAATAAACTCACGATCAGCGTTAGAAATCTGAGCACCGAGCTTACCACCCAAGTCTTGCATAACCAAGTCTTTAGCTTGTTTATCATAGATTTCAGAACTGCCTAATGTCTTAGCTGCCTCAGGGCTTAACAGGCCAAGAGATGACAAGAACTGACCTGCGCCAATAGCAGAACCTGCAAGAGGGCCTGAAATCAGAGGGCCTTGATTCAGCTTCTCCATGTTTGCCAAGCGGTTAACAGCGTTAGCGGAAGCTTTAGCTTGTGTCTCGACTTCTGCAAGTGTCTTGGCTTGTAGCTGTCCGCGCTCTTTAGCAAAGGCTGATTCCTGTGTATTACTCACATTGATATTTGTCTTGTTTGCTCGCTCTTTAGCAGTTTCCTCAACCTTAGCGTTAACCTTCTCCATTTCTTTAGGCTTCAGCTCAGAATAAGGTTTGCTGTAGAGTTGACGGGAATAACGCTCAGCTTCAGAACCGAAAGAAGGAGTCTTATCAGCAGGAATCAGAGCATCCAATTCATTCTGCAACAGAGTAGCAGTCTGTGTGTCGCCTGCTTCCTTGTACACTGGAAGGGCTGCCTTGATTGCTGCAATACGTTGGGCTTTCTGAATATCCGCAGGAGTGGCAGCAGCGTTCCTCTCAGCGGTATTCTTAGTGATTATAGACCGTTGAACATCAGCATCCAAAGCAGACTTATTGGCAGCTTGATAACGGTTAGTCAGCTCACTGACCAGTGCGTAATCGTTGTTCTGCATAGCAGTTTGAATACCGCGCTGCAACGATTCAGCACTGGTCAGGTCTAACCCTTGCATCAAACCTTGTCGCTGCTCTTGACGTTGTAACTCAGGGTCTTTGTAGCCCAACAAACCTGCACCGGCATCGCCTAAGCGACTACCGGCAGTGTAGAAGGCCATCTGAGCAGCTTGTTGAGGATCAAGCTTAGCGAACTGCAAAGCCCTAGCTTGAAGCTCATTGTCACGTTGTCGTTGGATAGACTCAGGAGTCATACCGAATAAACTATTCATTACATCAGCCATTATCTATCCTTTAAAAGTCCAACCAGCCTGTAGGCGAAGTAGCTGCATAGTATGTAGCTTGGTTATATTGCTGTTGAGGGGTAACAGGAGAACCGCCCATCCAGTTAGCTATTCCGCTGGTGAAGCGAGAGTTACTACCCAAGCCTTGCAAGGTAGAACCAAGAGCGCTGTAACCAGTACCTCCCTGCATTGTACGGGCAGCATTAGTACCACCTTGTAACAGAGTGTTACCTACGTTAGTACCATACTGAGCAGAACGACCACCCAACTGAGCACCTAAGTCCAGAGGACTCTGACCAAGTTTCTCCAACTCAGAAGCCAAACCAATCTGTGTCTGAATTGGGCTATAACCCGAGGTAGCAATCTTAGCACCTTCACCGAACAGACCTGCACCGAACTGAGTCTGAGCACGTCCTTGAGCCATAGCATCAGCAGACAACTGTAAGTCTTGCTGCATCAAGGCATTGTAGTAAGCCTGTTGCTCAGGGTTAGCGTTACCTAAGTTACCGCCTTGAGCAGTACTCAGACCACCACGACCTGTATTGAACAGGTTCTGAGTGATCTTGGACTGAGCCATGTCTCGGCTAGGCTGCAACAGTTGCTGCTGCTTCGCCATCCAGTCAGCCGCTGTCTGCTCAGGGGAAGTACCTAAGTACTGCTGACCTAAGTTGAACAATGACTGAGCACCTTGTAAGCCTT